AGCTCCAGACTTCGCCGCAGCGTTTGCTGCTGTAGTTGCTGGTGTAGGGCTAATCAAAGCTGCTGACGCAAAATAAATTGCAAATCCTAAGCTTAATAAAAGTGAAGGACATTGGTCATAGCACTATCGGCACGATTGCACCACTTCTTGGTGTCATCACATCTCTGCAAGAGCAAGTTGAGTATGGACTGCGCATCAGCGGTCTATTGGTCGGCTTGATTGTAGGGTTACTAAGCCTATGGCAGATCATCAAAAAACTATGAGTCTCGCAAAAGAAATCGTTCGCATTGCCAAGGCGGAAGTCGGTGTGCGAGAGATTAGAGACACTAACTGCGGAGTTCGTGTTGATGAATACAAGGCAGCTACATGGCTCAATCCCAAGAAAGGATGGGCGTGGTGCGCTGCGTTCGTCTGCTGGGTAGTTCGCGAAGCTATGGCATCTACGGGAGTAAAGCAGACCAAGACGTTCAAACGTCCTCGCACTGCTGGCGCATGGGATTTTGAGAACTGGTCACTTGAACAGGATAAAACGACTAATACGAAGAAACCTCACGGTGGCGACATTCTCCCTGGGGACATTGTAGTTTTTACATTCTCCCATATCGGCATTGCTGTGTCGTCACCCGATGACAACGGAAGCATTACAACTGTGGAAGGAAACACTGACGCAGCAGGATCGAGAGAAGGAGGTGGGGTTTATCTCAAATCTCGGCACCTTTCCAAGATTCGTTCACGCATCCGCTTTACAATCTGAGTAATATTCTACGCAAAAATGGGCAATAATGCCTAGTTTGAGCAACATTATACGCAAATGAAACCAATAAAAAGCAAGTCTAAAATCATCGTTCTACTGTCAGACCTGCATATTGGTTCTGTCGTGGGACTATGGCCAGCTAACTTCGTATCTAACGAAGGATTCCCCATCGGTCAAAACCCGTTCCAGAAATGGCTATGGGCTTGCTGGCAAGACTGCCATCAGTGGGTATCTAAAATCGTAGGTGATGAGCCATACGAGCTAGTCATCAATGGCGACTTGGTAGAGGGTCTACACCATCGCACCACTCAAGTTATGAGTGCAGACATCGGAGATCAATCCGCTGCCGTCATGGAGATCCTAGAGCCAGTGGCAAGCAAAGCATCAGGGGTTCACATTATCAAGGGAACTGAGTGCCATACTCGCAATGATGAGATTCGTCTTGGTAAAGCACTAGGAGCATCCAAGAATCCCGAGAATGGTCAGAACGCATGGGATAACCTAGACATCGAGATTAACGGAACGCTAATCAACTTTGCGCACCACATCTCCGCGACATCCCGCCCGTATCTAGAAGCAGGAGCGCACAGCATTGCGCTTGGTGTCATCACCCACACCCGTGCCAGAGTAGGAAGGCGTGTTCCATCCGTCATCTGTCGGGCGCACCGTCACCGGCACGGCATCTGGACAGACGGCAACCAAGCATCGCTCATAACAGGCGCGTGGCAGGGTCTTACTCGTCATGGCTACAAAGTAGTCCCCGATGCTATCTCGGAGCCTTCCTGCATCATCCTAGACGCAAGAAAGACCGACAAAGGCGACTTGCCACTATTTCACCAACGCAAATACATCCCGTAATGGCAAAGAGCATCCCAAAAGTAACAGGAATGGACTGGATTCTGGAGCAATTCAACCAAGTAGAAATGTCTCAAGATGAATTTACAGTCGAGATGGTTGTTGCAAAACTAGGCAGTCCTTATCAACCCGTCAGAAACAGGATGAAAAGGATGCACGAAAAGGGGGAGTTGACATGTCGGAAGATCCTAATCAAAGGTCGATACGTCAATGTCTATAAGAAGGTTGAGGGCTAGGTAGCTTGACGCACACCATAAAGTGTTCCATCTAGCTCTTGCAGATCCCAGCCATCGTCTTCAGCGTTGCCAACTCCTACGCATCCGCAATCTGCGTAGTGTTCCATGTGAATAGCGCACCAAGGTTCTCCACAGCACTCGCATTCTGGGAGTTCATCAGCGAAGACAATACGGACTCGCTCCATTGTTCTGCCATCGCTTTCGCAATACCTTTGTATGTTGTTGATCTTATTTTCCATCTATCGTCTGAAGGTGCTAGTTTATTTTGACCACTGTCTGTTTGGTTTCCCCATCGAGACTTGCCATTCACGATTCTTGGTGAAATCGTTTCAGTTGGCAATAGCTTTGGCAGATTCTTCAACCATAAGCAAGTTGCTTTACTGGCATCGTGTCCAAAATGATACGGTTGTATGATTTGGTCTGGTTTTCTGATGCGGCTAGAGATGATTGATACTGGATTCTCTAGTGCAATATGTGCAATGTTTGCATCCATAAGTAGTTTAACAAAGGCTAATGCCTTGTCTGTTTCATCCCATCCACGACCACGGTCATTCCAGTGGATACCTGATACGCTCAGGTATGTGCATGGAGGATGACAGATCATTAAATCCCATCCATCTCCAAGCACATCCCGAACGTCTCCTTGGTAGTGATTCCCTGGAATATCTGTTGGTAGCAAATCGCATGACATAGCATCATGCCCAGCGGAAGCAAAAGCCTCGCGCACCGTCCCTGAGTATTCGCAAGCCACCAATACTTTCATTGCTTCCTCCTGAATGATTCCCAGTTGAATAGTAGTTTCGCCCCGTTCTCCTCGATTCGATCAATCACCGCAGGAGACAGCGTGGATGCCAGCTTCTCCCATGTGTAATTGGAAATCAAGATTGTCGGCATGTCAGCAGCGTATCGTGCGTCGATGATAGCGGTCAGCTTGTCATCCTCAAACTTTGTCTCTGCTCGCACCTGCACTTCATCAATCACCAGCAAGGCAGCTTCACAATACTCTTGTATCACTTCCTTTTCTGACTTCTGTGAATTAGGTGAGTAGCACGATTTGATCGACGTAAACAGGTTCATTGCCGTGGTGTAAAGCATCGGACGTTTCTTCGTATTTATCGTCCACCCAATCCCACCATTGCTCATTGTTGGATTCTTCGACTTATGCGCTCTAGCTACCTCCCATGCCATGCGCGTCTTGCCTGTGCCATATCCTCCGTAGAGGATTGTAATGCCCCCAGAATCGGTTTTAGAGAGACACTTGGCATAGTTTGCCAACCATTCATCTCCCCCTGCTGGTGGGGCATCCTCGTAGCGTTTTGGAAATCCTCGTAGTGTGTTCATGGTAAATTAAGAATGTCTAATACTGTGTAGCTGTTGCCTTTCTTTTCTAGGAATGAGTAGTCAATCGGCATTGTCGGCTCGATCTTCTCAGATTCCTCCGTGCGCATGAGTAACTCTGCCGCTTGGCTTACGCAGCATCTTCTGTGCAACGACAGTCGCCTGATGCGCTGATACGTTTCCTGTGATAAACGCAGGACAATCGTAGCCTTCTGCTCCCACGGCTTATATCTCGGTCTGCCGCAAATCATGCTGAAACCTTTATCGCTCGCTCTCTTGGCTCTCTTTTTCATAGTGCCTTGTATTGTGCGTAGGTTTTACCGTTGGATTTGACCTTAGTAGTGCTGATAGCGATACCTTTGTTGCGGAGTTCCGCAATCCGTGCTGCCAGTCTCATGCATCCCCACTTCTGGAGTGCTTGCAGTGGCGTGATCTTATGTCCTTTGAGAAGCCATGCTTCTATCTTCTTCGTTGTGCTTGGTTGTTTATTCATATTGCAGTGTGTTCTGAGAGTTGTTGCCCCGCCGCGCCTGAACGATGCGGCAGGGGGTTTTCTTCGCGTCAGCCGATGCTGGGCGAGGAAGGTGTGTAAAGCGTTGCTTGTAGTGCTTTGATAAAAAATTGAATCGGCATCGGATCTTGACCTAGCGTTTTAGCGTTGCGCAAGTGAATGTGTCGATCTTGGTGATGGCGGACGCACAGCCAAACAACATCAAGTAGCTTTGTGTAATCTTCATGATGACCTTGCGTCTTTTCTTTTCCGCAAACTGCACAATGCTCTTGTTTTATTTTACCATTTCTGATTGCATTATGGTATTCGCCGTATTTCTCTTTTCTCAACGCCCATGATACTTTTTCTCTTTTGTATGTCTTCACTAATCCTTTTTTCACTCGATTAGCTTGTTTATTTCTCTGCCTCTCTCTCTCTTTAATCTGCCAGTGAGGGTCTAGCATTTTGCGTTTTAAGTATTCGTCGTTATCTTTTTTTGTGCATTCTTGACACTTGTTAAGATGACCATCAGCCATGCGTGAATGTTTGTAAAATTCATTTAATGGTTTAACCGTATTACATTTGAAGCAAGTTTTCATGCGCGGTTAAAATAGTTAAAATAATCAAAAGTGTCAAGAATTACTTTACCATTCTAAAAGGGAATATCTTGATCGTTATTGTCCGCCTGGTCATCTTTCAATGACTTAGCAGATTGCCCAAACGTGAGCGTTTTGCAGTTGCCAAGGATAGGACCTTTCTCGCCAGCAGCGCGGCGATCCTTGCCGATGTCGAGCGTAATCATATGGGAGTTCCCATATTGATCCTCACCGTTTTTACCCTCGATAATATCCACATTTAAGTAGATGTTACCTTTGCCAGAGACAAAAATGTTCGCTGCTTTTACTGGGATTGCGACGAATTTCTCGCCTGTTTTTGTGTCGAAAACTTTCACGCCTTCGATTTTGTTTAGTCCAATGTTTGCTTTTAGTATTTGCATGTTGTTTGTTGGTTGGAGATTATTTTGATTTAATATTTTGAGCTTTTCTGTAAATTTTCCTTAGCCCATAATGGTCGTAAATTCGTATAGTGATTCAAGCGCATAATGTCATCTTCTGTTTTTGCTGATGCAATAGGTATTATGTGGTCAAGATGCCAAAGATTTCTATTGTGCCATCCCATGCCTTCCTTGAACTGATTTTCAATGTGAGCCTTTAGAAAATCCCAAGTGCATCCGATTATCTCATTTGTTTGTGATTTTTTTGTATATCCCTTGCCTCTAAGTGCTTCGCGCAATCTCGCACGTATTCTTGCTGAGATATTCTCTATTGGATCGTTTCTGTATTTTTGCATTTGGCACATTCTTTTCCGCTTCTTTACTTTGTCAGACGATCTGTATGCTTTAATTTGATCTATTTTCACGGCGTATCTCTCCTTCATATAAGAGAGAATTTTATCTTTATTTTTTTGGTATTGATCTTTCTTTTTTGCTGAATAATGTTCCGCATTTTTAGAGAGATATTCTGACATTCTTTTTGCTGTTTTATTTTTTACCTCTTCAAATCTTTCTGGAGTATGCCATACTTCACGTATTCCTCCAGTTTTATATTGCCAAAAAAGTTTGCCATCTATTCTTTTATCGCCTCTCTTGTGTCGCATGCAAGAATCTTAGCTAGCTGACCAAGATTTGCAATGTTAATTATTTATTTTCTCTAATTGCTTGAGCGGATTACTGTTGGCGATAATCCCCTTGTCGTGAAACCATTGTCTTGTTTTGTCGATTAGTTCGTTCATATTTTTTATTGATTGTTGATTTGTTTTTGTTTATGCCGTTTCGCCATGCCGTCCCACGATACTTTGTAGGCTCTCTCCCATGCGGTGTTCCGATTGGCTAGCAATACCCACCAGAAGCTCCTGCGCTTGCGGAAAAGGTGCGAGACACGCGCTTGCTTTCGTTTGTTAGTCATCGCCGCCTCCTTTAGATTGCTCGATCAAATCCTTGATAGCTTGTAGCACCTTAAATCCGTGCGCCGACTTATGCTCCTGCGGTGTAACGCCAAGCAGTTCTCCAGCGTATTGGATAAGGCTGAATGCGCTATCGCGTTGCTCGGTTACTCTGGCAAGCTCGCGTTCAAGCGTTTGTATTGCTGCTTTGGCTGCTTCTCGCTCGTAAGGATCACTCACTTGCGCCTCCTTCCTCTGCCATGGCGCGCTTCAAATATACCGCCATGTCCAAGCATTCCTCGTAAGCATGTTGTAGCCATTGCGCATGAGTCAGCGGGTTCCCAGCTACGGTAGTGCCATACTTAGCAATGCCCACTTGCTGCCGTTTGGCGATGTCATCGCAAACCATGGCTTCGATGCCGCTTGCTTGGTCGCCGCCTCCTTTCCACGCAAGCGCATCCTGCCATGCAGCGCGGTAGCAATCGAGACGGCTCCAGCGAAAGCCATCGCCGTTTTCGAGGTGTGCATGATACGCGATCTCGCAAGCGTCATCGATCATTTTGCTGGTGTCAGCAACATGATCAACCCACTCCAGCAAGCTCTCTTTCCAGTCGCTGGCGTAGGGAGGGTGGTTTAACCGCTTAGGTATCCCTCCACCTCCCCAAATGCTATCCCACCCTTTCCTCGATGGCTGATTATCGTGGTGGATCACCTTACCGTTTGCATTCTGCGCAATATACCTGGGGTTGTGAATCCCCGCCGCTTTACATGCAGCAAGCAGTGATTCCGATAGTTCTTTTGGTGTGTTCATGGTTCTAGTATTTTCTTGATTGCGGCGATTTGCTCATACGGGGTTTTATCTGTTGCCGCTTTTAGAATTAGCTCCTCAATATGCTTGCGTATATTCGCAGTTGACTCTGCTTCCAAGTAGCCATCAAGCAGTTCATTGTCTTTTTGCGCTAGTGCTTTTTCTAATTCGTTCATGGTTCTTTCTTTTCTTGGTTGTCAGTGTGGCATTGAGGTTTGTCGGTAAATACAGCAACAGGCGCGGCATCGCCACCCCACCACTTAACGGCGGCAGCTTTCACCTGTGGCGTTAGCGGTCGGCTGCAATCGTTTTGCTTGTCGCACGTTTCGTAAAACGGGCAAAAGGTTTTATCTCTGTAATGGATCATGATATGTCAATTTCTTTCAGTTCGTAGCGGTTTGTTTTTGTGTTCTTCTTCCATCCATGCACAAGGATTTTCCACCCTGCGGCGCGAATGGCGGCGATGTTCGGAGACTCGCTCATTTTGTCGATGCGGCTCTTTACGTTGCCCCATGAGGTCGATTGCACTGCTATTGTCTCCGTCCCTCGCAAGGCGAGAATGTCGATGATCCCGAAAAGGTCTTGGCGGATCTTGACGAAGCTATTCCACTTCTCAACGACTTCCACCAGATCGCAGGTCTTGCGTAAATGCGCTAGAGATAGCTGCGTTGGCGATGTTTTCATTTTTGCGCTCATGGATCTCCTTTCAGTATCTTTTCTGTTTCCTTGGCAAAAGTCAGATGCGTCTTTGCGTTTAGTTTGAAGTATTGGATGCATTCATCCAGTTGGTCGCTGATAGCGCAATAATGCCGAGCAAACTCAATAAACTCGCCGACTTTGAGCTGCACGGTTTCGTTATCCTTTAGTCGGTTCTCAACGTCCATGAGGTTCTCAACTTCCCAAGCAATGTTTAACATAGCTTGCATCCTGCGTTCGTGTGTATCTTTGTTCATGGCTCTCCTTTCAGTATTCTTACGATCTTCTTGCTTTGCTGGCGTAATATCTCAGCGTGAGATAACGCCTCAATATCATGGTCGACTAGTGCTTGGCACAACTCGCAGTAGTGTCTGACAAAATCAGCAAGCTGTCCAACCTTTAGTGACACGGTGTCATTTTCATCCAGTGTATTTTCAGCGTTGAAACCGATGTCTATAACTTCTTGCATTCTGTATGCGTGTGATGGTGTGTTCTGTGTGTTCATGTTTGTTATGGTAGAATTATCCAGGCGACTAGCCCAGCTGTGAGTGCGATGGCGAGCGTGTAAAACGCTTCTAAGATTTTAGTTGTCATAGTCATCTTTCGGCGGGTTAATTAAGCTGAGAGTAAAAGCCACCATGTAAAAGCCTACGATGAGGAAAAACACGGTGAAAAATGGATGCGCTTTTACAAAGTCAATCATGCTCCCTCCTTTCCTTTTTCGATCAATCCGCAGACATAGCGACCTAGCTTCATGCCTAGCTGCTCTGCTTCTGCTTTGATCTGCGCGTGTAGCTCTACTGGCATTTTAACGTGCATAAGCTTGTGCGTTTGCTCTTTCACTGTGGCTTCGATGATGGCGAGCTTTTGCGCTCGTTGTTCTTTAGTGTTGCTCATTAGTTGTTGTTGGTGAGTTGATAAGTGCTTCTGAAAAGTTTGCCATTGCGCCATTCTTTTACGCTGTTGATGTCGTAACATTCTTCGCGAAGGTCGTATATGCGCTTACTTACGCTTTGTTTGTTTGATTTAGTCACGTGGACTAGTGCCGCCATTGTCCACAGTTGACCGTCTGACAGCGCGGAGAGGACTAGCGATTTAGTGGTTGTTTTCATGCTGGTTTGTATTCTTTTTGGCAAGCGTTTCAATCTTCTGCGTAAGGAATCCAAGCCGTGCGGCATCTCCATATATATCTGGGGTGTATATGGCGTTGCGCCATTCCCGTATGGCAAATCCCAGTATGATCTTGGCTTGTGCTTCGTCGAGGTTCTGAATGTGTTCGTTCATGGCGGGAGATTTCTACATCGGCTCATGATCCAGGTCAATACTTTTTCTCATTTATTTTCAATCTTTTTCACTTTCCCTGCAAAATCAATACCTCCAGCGTGTATTTTGTTAGGGATTTACGTCTGCCATACGTCCGATTTACGTCCGATGATACCGATCATGCTCGATATCTGAGCTTGAATTTACCCGATTCTCTGATACTATTCTCGCAGCAGATCCCTCATGCCTCTCAACGATGCACACTTGGGGGATATTTTTTCATAAATCGCTTTACCATTTTCGTGGTGTCACGAAAAAGGTCAGTCTGCGCCTATCTCGCACGATTCGCCGCAGCCAGACCCCATGTCCAGATCATCATCGAACGGAATAAATTTGCCGTCAACAAACTCATCAAATGGTTGGCGAGATAAATCCAAAATATCTTGTGCTGTTCTATTTTTACGAAAGAAAACTCGTCTCTCTTTTTCTTTTCTATCTCGTCTTTCTCCTCCTGCAAATCCGTATATCGACTCTAACCGATGAAAGAAATTAAAGCTGTCAGGATCGTGCCTAGCAATGGTCAAAAGCTTGCGGTCGCTCTTTTTCCAACATGTTACACAATTCCCATAATGCTCTGGTATCTCTAGTCTGAATGACTGAGTGAGCCACCATGCGCGCACATCTCGCTTTGTGACTCCAGCGTCAGCGCATGGGTAGAAGATGCCTTGATGCATGGCGTTAAGAGATATTCTGTCAATCTCATCCGCTCTAATTCCCACGGCTGAAGAATACAATGATCGCCATCCAATACTTCTGTGGTAATCTTGCATTACCTCGGTCTTTAATCGACCGTTGCAGTTTGGGTATGATTTGTTAAATACCCCGTATTTCTTGACCGCTTCCTCATAAGGCTCGCCATTGCGTGACGCTGTTTCAAAATCAACAATCTTATGGCGAATTCCTATCTTGTCGCCATGCGTTACCACTGCCTCTAACCACACGACACCGACATTCCATGCTTTGTCGCACTTATCAACAAACTCCAGAGTTTTCTCATGCTCTAGCCCAGTATTGCAAAAGGTCACTATAATTTCACGATCAGGTTCATTTTCTCTAAAATGATCCAGTAGCATTTTAAGCATGTAGCCGCTGGTTGCCCCACCTGAAAAGCTAATGCTGATTTTTTCGCGCAATGGGTAGCGTTCTGGAGGATAAACGAATTTTGCAAGCTCTTTCCTTGGAGGGAAAAGCGTATCATCTAGCGTGAGTTGTTCTGTCATGTGTTCGCGGCGATACTAGCCATCATTGTAAATCCGTCAAATTAAAACTCATCAAAATTATTTCTTGCGTTTTTCCATACTTGTTCTATTCTTCTCTCGTTCGTGCGCTACTACCGCCGTAAAAGACTTTCTTGCTGTGTGTTCAATAGCATCGAAGCCCGTTCAGAGGTAGTAGCCTGAACGGGCTTTTCATTTGCCCCTGTTCGATTCTGAAGACAGACCAAAACAAAGGACACCGCGAGAAGACGTGAATCTTCCACACTCATCACTAGGCACGGGAAGCGGGAAAGCTGCCAGCGTGTTGTCACCATGAGACTAAGCAGAGGTGGCAGGAGGTTGACTCCTAAGGGGCTGGTTTCCGAATCATAAAAGCACATGGTAGATATTGTTTCTCATCGTGTGTGCTCTAGGGAGGTTATGAGACTAATTGTGTACAGAAATAAAAAGGACAGAATACAGAAGAAAGAAAGAACGATATGAGTGAGGAAACAATACAAGGAGAACATAGAAAACCACTTTTCCAAAGACTGCGAGACATTTGCGGATGTCTCACCACCGAGGATGATTGTGACGAAATAGCTAGGGTGGTGTTTAAGTCATATACAGTGGTGTTTGAGTCATATCCAACCAACGAAAAAATGAGTGAGGAAATCAAATATCAATATCACAGCGGTGATTTGTCAGAAGATCCATGGATTAGCTTCCCGAATAACGGCGGAGAAGTTGGTGATCTGCATGATATAGCGGAAGAGCTTAACCGCTTGTATAAAATTGCCGAGTCATACGACCACCTTGTCGAATCACTACCAAAAAGCAAACGACCGTTTTCTGACAAGCAAGCGCAAAAGGTGATCGCATCGCAGGTTAAGCGGATCACCCAGCTGGAGGATGATCTAAGTTTTGTCCGTTGCGAGCTGGATAAATTGAGAAAGGAAACGAGATGAAAATTAAGCAACTCATAAAGCATTGGTTTCGCTGCCGTCATGGCTCGGTATCGCTAGGACTAAGTTTCTGGTCGGTAACGGCTTGCAATGGCTACGGTGTCGAAACAGAGCAAAAGTGCATCAAGTGCGGCGTGTATCGCCATCGAGTGTTGAAGTTTGGATGTCGTGAAAGTGCTGAATGGCAAGATGGAAAGCATCCAGAATCTACAAACAAAAACCCCGCCAGTGGGTGCTGACGGGGTCTGCAAGCAAGTTAGTTAGCGTCGTTTAAGACGCGCAAAAGTAGCATAATCGGGCGCGGAGTCAATCACTCTTTCCAGAGTTTGATTTTTAGCTTCTTAGCAAGACCGACAACAGCGTCAATCTCATCCTCGTGGGTAAAATTGTGCTGTGTTTCGCTTTTGTATGCTACCCATCTGTTATCCTTGGTTTTCAGCGTGTGGATGTTCTTCGCTTTCATCCATTTCAGGCGGGGCGATTCTTCCTCTGGCAATTCTGGGAATAGATTCATAGGATCTCGGTTTTAAGCCTTGCCACCTCCACTCCTCGGAGCGTTTTTATCAGGCAATGTTTAACATTTGCCATGTCAGCCAACACAGCAGAGAGATATTTCATGTCTGCTTCATCGTTGAAGAAGTAAAGCGTAGTAATCGACTTGTAGCCGTTTTTCTCTGCTTCTTCTGGTGAATACGTTGGCGTTTTCATATGGTCAGTTTGCATGATTGGATGGAGGTGGCAAGGATATTTTTCATTCTGGGCTATCTACCCGACTTCTGAAGTATCGGGTGTTGTAGCTGCTCCCTGGCTTCGACTCGCGGCACTCTACTCCTGCCATGAGACTGTTTCCATATTCAGCATCCACCTTCTCCTTGGAGAGCCAAAGCTCCTTCGTGCGAAAGCGTGGGCAAGCGACTAAATACTTTCTCTCATCGGCATTCCACCCGATGATTTCCTTATCGTAGTATTGCGTGCCGATTTCCAGCGGCGTGTCGTCAAAGATACTCATCAGAATGGAGGTGTGTCGTTCTCAGTTGTTCCAGTATATCCTAACTTCGGCTCGTAGAATGCGATCCAACCGCTCCAGTCGGGCGATACAGGCACTCCTTCCAGCTTTAGGGTAAGTTTACCCTCATCGCTCTCAAAAACCGCTCCTACGGTCAAATAACGCTTTTTCTCTATTCCATCTTTCGTGTATTTACCCACGGTGGCAACTGCATCATATTTTTTCTTCATAATATAAAGCGCGTGAGTGAGATGCGCGCCCCCTCTTTTTGGTTTATAGGTAAGCGGGTTTCTCGATAGTGGTGATACCCTCATGCTGGCGAGGCCATACGCCTACAGCTACGCAGGATTGCCATTTTGCAAGCGCGTTCATGTAGCCTACACGCCCCGCCTCGATCAGCTCAGGCGAGACTTCCACCCATGCCGATTCATACGGTGCTGTCACCTCAATGAAGCAAATGACAAAGCGAGTGCGATTCTCTCCGCTTGCTGCATTCCACAGGTCGAGATAGAGGGCAGCTTGCCAGTGATAGCCTCGGTCAATGATAGTGTTGGTGATGTTCCGCAAACTACCAATTTTCGCAGTCGTTTTCAGATCCACCAGCAGGTCTAGATTGTCAGGCACGAGATCAATCATGCCTTTTATGTCCGTTGCCCCGATAGTGGCAAAAACTGCCACCTCGGATTTGTATCCACCAGCAAAGCGTTGAGCGTAGTCTTCGGAAAAGACTGCTTCACACCCACTAGCAGCGCGAATATCGTCATCTGTAGCAATCATTTTGCCCATGGCTCGCGCATCATCTCTCCACTCCTGGGCTGCTTTAGTCCTGAAGTCGGAGAATGGCGATACTGCGGCGATTACATCTAGCGGGATGTTTGGTTCTAAGATCGCTGCGTGAATCAGCGTTCCTAGATCCATGGCGCGGGTTGATTCCTTGCCTGTGCTGTGCCGCCACTTGTAGGGTGATTGGTTAAAATCCCACAGTAGTGACTTGCTGACAGGTCCTGACAGGTTTGTAGGCGATGCGGAGCGTGAATAATACGCTCTGCCCAAGTTGTATTCAATAGTTGCGTTTTTCATGGTTTTGTTTTGGCTTTGATTGCAAATGCTTTGTCGATGCTGGTGATTTTGTCAGTTGTAAGCTGTTCCACTGCGGTGACTCCGTAGTGTTTCAGAAATGCGGGTTCGTCAATATTAAGACCGTGAATGCTCAAGCGGATTCGGGCGGCTTCACCGCTGGAGATTAGCGGATATACTGCCGACTTGTTATGCGCGGCAGATTGTCCATCGTCATCCTCCTGTGCTACCCCGCAGACCGCTGCCAGTGAGTAACGGCGCAGGTATGTTGTTGCTGCCCCGATGCCTTGCCCGTCCTGTTTTGCTGGGACGCATGACATAGTGCCGTAAATATACCCTCCACCGCTGTGAGCGATAGTGGTGGTAACGTGACAGATTCCACCGTCAAACGAGGGCGATTGGATGACTGACAAGCCATTTGCCGCCAAGACGGGGCGAACGGTGTTCAAGACCTCGGCGAGATCCGCATATTTGCTCTTAAAGTGAGGGTTAAGACTCCCTTTTGTAGCGTTTTCTACTTCACCTTGCATTTTAGCGAGTGCGGTGAACAATTCTGGTGTGCTGTGTTCTAGGTTCATTTATTTTGGTGTTGTGATAGTGCGGAATTTCCCGCACAAGAGTTTTTTATTCGTTAATTGTGGTTTGTTCAAGTATAATCTGTGAATATCTTTGCAGTATCTTATGCATTCGCTCTTTTGACTTCTCGCAATAGTGCAAGCGTTCATAAGTCTTTTTCCGTGCGTAAAATGCTGCTGTGTGATGGGTTCGGTTTACAATCTCGGCGGAGTCCTGGAGCGAGTGCGCCTCACTCCAAAGAGTCATCACGATCTGCCTAGCGAGAGCCTCGGAGAACCGTTTACGCTTGCCAGCGATGGCCTCAGGAGTCACCCCGAGAACATCCGCAACGGATTGGATCAACGCGCTTTTGTTGTCGATCAGCATGAGAATAAAGAGACTAGTTGTTTTCTTAGGTTCTCAGAAATGATCATTGTTGAATCTGTAGCCGATGCCCATCGGTCAACGTGCATTTCTGAGCAGGTTAACACCCAATTTACGCGATCATTTGCAGGGGGAATGATTCGAAAATAAGTGCCAGTAAGCTTTTTCGTTTGAACGTCTTTTGTCTTGCTGTCGGTTACGATTACGAGGGGATCTTCTGTTTTTTGGTATAGTATCATAGTTTAATTGGCATGTGCCATACACCCCGCAGGGTGTTTCATCTCTTGCCAGAGATTCGTCAGTGGCTTGTTTGCGTGATTTCTTACAGCTTAAATGTATATTTTTTCTTACACCAATAGCAAATTGTGCCGTTGCCGATTTTCGCATAGCATTTATAGCAAAAATACTCTTTCATAGTGCTAAGCATAGGATAGTGAGTGTCACAAGCAAGGCAATCGTGAGAATGCCCCCGATGATTTCAGCGGTGATAGTGAGCCATTTCCGCCATGGTTTACGGCGGATGATGGGACGGCGGATAAGTGAGCAAGTGGGGTGCATAGTAGTTTGTGCTGTGTACGGGTTCTGTGGGTTACAAGGTGGCTCTTGATGCTAGTTTTTCTGAGATCACGCCAGACTTGGCTAGGCTGTCGACATAGTCACAGAACGCTATGCGCGTGTCGGTGTTATGCCGATTGTGTGGAGCTGACTTGATTCCCCACTTGCGAGCGTGATTTTCAAGCGTGGGATGAGATGCCCAAAAAAGAGCGCGTATTTCTTTCTGTGTGGTGGTTTTCATGTTGTGTGTGGCATTGCCATACGCCCCGTAGGGCGTTTCATCTCTTGCCAGAGAATCATCAGTGGCTTGCGTGAGTTATGCCATAGCTGCTGCAGATGCCTTGGCTGTTTTACTGCCATGCGGATTAATCCATACGCTTTTAGCTGGTTTGCTCCAACCTTGGCATAGTTGGCATTGCGCGCATGTCAGCCCTCGAGAATCAGCGAGACACTCCACAGTGTTAGCAGGTTGTACGGGTGAGACGTGGAATACTCGCAATTGCAAAGAATTAGCAAGCTCGAGGCTCGAGGCTGTTTCTGTGCTGACCATGAAGAATTGATTGTAAGCGTTACGTTTGGCAGCAGGCATGGTTTTCCAGTTGTGGAAATATCCTGTCCATCCTGCGCTAACCTTAGCAATTGCTTTCACCATGGAAAGGGGAATTAAAGTCGGGTTGCCATATGCTCCGAAGCGTACCTTCTCACCCTTAAATGCTTTTACGTAGTCTTTAGGCATGAGCTTGGGCATATTTCCGCTGTGGTATGATTTCCAGATGGCCAAAGGAGATTGTCCAACATTAACGTAGCAGCCGTTACCAGAGGCAAAGGGGCAACCCTCGCAAATCGTCACGGCATCTAAACCGGATTGCACTGCAGCGACAGGGTTGACGTCAGTGAGCATGATCCAAATTTGGATCATATCCCCCGTCTTACGGTTTTGCGATTCACGGGTGAAACCAGATGCTGCAACGAAATAGCGCTGACCGTTTTTTGTTCCTTCATGCAGGATGTAAGTGTTATTTTTCATTTTCGAGTATATATTCAAGGTTTGACTAGTTGCGATCGCCAATCGCGGCGACAGGCGAAAGATATCGGATTTGCTCACAATGTCCACAACATTTTAACAAATATTTTCGCTTTTCTTGTTTTTTGTTGATTATCAACGCTTTATTGCATAAGATTTTTTCAGCATTGCACAGAATGAGCAAGGAAAGCGAGGAACAAAGCATCAATTTCAGGGATGATCTGGCAGAGAATCAGCGAGGGGAAAGCATCGGGGAAAGCATCTCAGAAAATCTATTCGCTCTCCTAAAAGAATATCACCAATAATCGGATTTAATCACCAGGCATGAGACGTTATCAACCCAAGCATTATCAACCGTTGTTTCCTGTTCAAGTTTACACAGCATTTCTAAAACATGTCAAGTAAATAATTTTCTTGTTAGATTTGATGCGATACCAGGACAAGCAAGCGAGTGATTAAAACGAGCGTTTCACGTGGTGATCTCGAGCCGTTCGAGCGGGTGTTTCATACGTACGTTTCATGCGGGCGTGCTGGCAAGTAAGCGAGTGATTCAAGCGATCGTTGGATGCGTGAGCGGTGCAGGTTCGGACGTGTGGACGGCGCTATTGTGCCGGTGCTATCTCGAGGCGATATGTCAGGCGATGAGAGCGTGCCGGCGCTGTCGTGCTGTCGTGCCGGTGCTGTCGTGCCAGGCGATGCAAGCGGGTGATTCAAGCGAACGTTTGATTTGTTTGGTGTTCGCATGAGTGGTGTGCACATGAGTGCTGTTCAGGTGAGTAGTGTTCGGATGAACAGTGTGGTGTGCGGGTGAGTAGTGTGCGGATGAACAGGGGGGGGAGGGGGTCGCGGGGGCGGTGGCTACGGATATAGCTATTGGTTCCCTAGCCTCCGAAAAAATGCCTAAAGGGGAAACTTCACCCTCCGAAAAAATGCCTAAATGGCTACTTGACAAATCCCCACAAAATGATAAAACACGCGCATGAGCAGCCCTATTAGCTACGATTTACAAGGCGTATAAATCAGTTGAGGCACTGCTAGTATTTTGCTCCCTTTTGCAAATTATCTAATGCCCACAAGGGCTGGAGATTAGTGTAATGATTTAGCCGAAAAACATCATCGGCGGTTTGCGCTGAAGATAATGGGATAATATGATCTATGTGCCATTGCCCACGATTAGCCCAGTTCATGCCATCGGAGAATTTGGATTCAATATGCTTAGCTAGTTCATCCCAGTCACAGCCGATAATAACACGTGCTTGTGAGGTTTTTTTGTAATTCTTATTTTTGAATGCTCGTGAGATTAAAGATCTTACTGCTTGGTTAAACGCATACAATGGATCTGAGTAGCGTCTATACATTCGTCTTTTGCGCTTAACCTCATTGGCATGTGTTTTATTTTTTTGATAATAATTCCTAGCGTTTTCGCAGTGCTTATCTTTATTCTTATCTCGCCATTGTTTATTTGCCAATAAACATTTTTCTGGGTTTTTTAATCTTTGCTTGCTGGCAGCTTTTTTTATTGACTCATTTTGTCTAATTGCTGAGTCTAAAGTAATCCACCGTTCTTTGCCGTGAGAATACTGCCAAAAAACTTTACCATCGGCTCGTGTGTCCCATCTTTTATGCCTCACCAAAAAAAGGTTGACATTTTTCTTAAATTCAAATACTAATTGACTTGCTTCCTGCATGCTGATACATGTTTGAGGTTTCCGATCCTTCGACTCATTCGTTGGATCGGGTTTATTATAGTTCAAATCAACATTTAGTCAACAAAATTATGGGGAATCCAGCAGATTATAACATGCAAGGCCAAGGTGGAGGTTTATACATTGACGAAACAACAGGCCAGATTGATGGTAATTGGCGTTGGATTCAAGTCATTACAGACGCAGTGTTTAACGATATCACCAGTAGCAACATTGATGATCTTTCCAATATTTCTGGAGTGACAGTTCCTGCTGGAATTGGCATTGGTGGAAGATTTAGTTCGATTAACTTAACTAGCGGAGCCGTTATTGCTTACTACGCATAATGAGTCAGTTTGCACAGAGTGGCAGTGCGATGGACGAAGCCCAATCCTCAGATGGGGATGGTGGGTTTCTGAGTGTGAATCAGCGATTGCAGTTGAACCAGCTAGAAGTTGGTGAGGTGCGTGAGTCGTTGAACGGCAGGATGGAAGGATATTGGAAGCCTCGCAAGGGAGTTGTCGCTAGGACAAGCTCTCTGACAAGCGGTGGTAGTCCACTTACGATTCCGTTTTTTCTGATTGATTCAGCTAAAAGCATTACTGCTGCGAGTGTTACTGCTGGCGTGGTTACGATTACGATTACAGGTCACGGGTTTGCTTTAGGTGAAACAGCACTAGCTCGCGTAGCTGGACTTGTTGGTAATGTCTCTATGGTTGGTGACTTTGCACTCACCGTTGCTAGCGTAAACACGTTGACGTATTCAGTGCCTGGGTTGACTACTATTACCACAACAACTGGAACCTTATCAGGAACACCTATCAACGATGCTGCCAACGTTAACGTCAGAGCGTCTTGCTTGTTCAGTGATCCAAACACAGGGAATGCAGAGAGCATTGTGCTGGCGTTGGACACGAAGGCAATCTTGGTGGATCTGGATGGCTATACTACACAGGATATTGAATATCCAGAAGGTCAGTCCTTAACGGGAGACACAGAGATGATACAAGCGTTTGATCGTGTGTATCTGTTCCGTGGTGGATTCCAAGGATTTGAGTGGTTCCCTAATGGTCGTCAGATTGAGAGTGCAAGTCAGGCAGGAACTACCGACGTTACCATGCGTGTAAGAGATCATGGGTTAACTGCTGGAGACACTATTGTCGTCAGTGGGCTTACAGCTGTATCTCCTGATATTCCAGCGAATGGAACATTTACAGTTGATTCTGTTACCAGCAAGGATACGTTTACCTACATATTCACATCATCTCAAACTGAAACATTTGGGGTTACGGATGCTGTGTTGAAATCTGGGTTCACGCTTGTTCCTGGAGGAACATACACGCAACCACAGGTATTTACTACTGTTGGAAATAATGGGTCAGTATCTGGTGGCGTAGTAAGCCTCACAGTTACAGGGAATACAACGATTGTAGCTGGAGACACCATTGTTATCTACGAGACTACCGTCCCTGAGTTCAGTGCTATTTCTGGCAAGTCTTTCGAGGTGCTTAGTGCTACCACTACCAATATCTCCTTTATCGCCCCTGTGGGTAATTTAACTACCCTTGGTGGTGGATTGCAAGTTGAGTTCGGTGGACGCTTCAGCGAAGGTCTAGGATTCATCCATCAACCTGCTCCACCATGGGGTGTTTACTTCCAACGTAGATTATGGGTGCCATTTTACTATGCTCCAAGCGGAACGTATAATGCACCTGTTTACACAGATAGAAATATCACCGACGAGATTGCTGTATCGGACATTTTAGATAGCCACACGTTTGACCAGATTGCCAATCAGTTCCGAATTACTGGCGGCACGGCAGATTACCTTGTGGCAATGCAGGGATTTTACGACGACAAGTTAGTTGTCCTTAATCGCAATAGCTTGCACCTTATCAGCGGCACTACTGGGAGCTTAAATGACACCCGTGTGACTGCGCTGACTAACGAAGTTGGGTGCTTAGCTAAGAAAAGCGTTGTTATGAAAGGCAATGCTATGTTTTTCCTTTCGGATGAAGGTGTGTATGCTGTTGAGTTCTTAAATGACTACAACCTTCGCGGTGCAGATGAGCCTATTTCTAAAAACATCCAGCCGTATATTGACAGAATCAACAAGAATCTAGCTGCTGAGGCGGTTGGAACTCTGTTCAATAACCGATATTACCTTGCTGTAGCCTTAGATTCCATTGCAGGAGCTAACGATGCTATTGGAAACAACACGATCTTGATCTTTAACTTCCTAAACAAAGGATGGGAGTCTATAGATACGTTCGGTGCTGGTGATTTTATCATCAAAAACCTAATTATTGGCAGCGCATCCGAGCGAAACAGCATTTATGCCGTGACATCCCTGGGTGGAGTGCATGAATTAGAGGTGAGAGAGATATCTAACGATAGCTTAGTGTCTGCTGGCGAAGTAACCGACTTCCCAATTCAGTCATCTTTGACAACTAGAGGCTATGCGCTGGGCAATCTTGACCGTAAACGCTTCACAGATGGGCAAATCACCATGCAATGTGTCGATGGTGGTCTAGGCGAGTATGATATTTCCTTCGCAGCAGAAGATCCAGACAACAATCAGAGCATCGGAACGACAACTATGTTTCTTGATGGCGTAGTGCTTGGCACAGGATCTACCAACGAGGACGAGACTGGCAACATTCGCTTCCGTCTTGGAGGTATCAGAGGCTATCTGGGAACGCTAACCTTGACACGGACAATCGGTTCCCCTAAAATCACGTCTATAAAAGTTACAGGCTCTGTGACAAACCGACAAATCATCTCACAAAAATAATATGGGAGTAGTAAATACAACGCACACTTTTGCAAACAACGAGGTTATTACCAGCACGTTGATGAACAATATCATCGACCAGACTGAATTTATTTCTTCTGCATTAGCCAATGGAACCCTTGCATTAAACGGTTCGGGTCAAATTAAAGTGGCAACATCTGGGATCACATCAAATGAGATGGGTGTTGATGCGGTTACTGCTAACGCTATTGCGGCTGGAGTTATTACCAATGTGAAGATTGGCGCAACTGCTGCAATCTCGCTGTCCAAGCTAGCATCGGAGGCATTACCAGTAGGGATTACTGTGGCAACTGCCAACATCCTTGATGCTAACGTGACTACTGCCAAGATTCTGGATGCCAATGTGACAGCACCTAAGCTCAGTGGAGCGCAGACTGGCACTGCTCCAGTTTACGGCGTGAGAGCATGGGCTAATTTTGATGCAACTGCAAATGCAGACCTTGCTGGAACATTCTCTAGATCTGGAACAACTGTTACGGTTACAGTAACTGGACATGGATTGATTGCTGGAAACCTTGTTTTTATTGATTTCACTGTCGGAACTGGAACAGTTGCTCCAGATGGACTTTATCAAGTAGCTACAGTTACCGATGCAAACATCTTCACAGTAACAAGTGCAGCGTCTGCAACTGGAACTGGAACAGTAACATTATTGAGGAAGGAAATTAAATCTAGTGGCAATATCTCATGCGTTTCCGCTGCTGCCCCTAGTCCAGTTATTCCTCCATCAACAAGCGATTCACCAGCAGACGGTTACTATGTTGCCAATTTCTCTGTGGCTCTGCCAAATGCAAACTTTTCCGTGCTAGGAACTTGTAGTGAGGCTAAAGCTTTTGCAACAACTTCTGGTAATGACATTCTATCTGGCTCTCCATACAACGCACAATGCGCACGAATCTTGACCGTCAATACGTCTAGCACTGCGATTGATGCTGAGTGCAATAGCGTAGCAATCATTGGATGAATCCACACCTCACCATAGTTCTTAACCTTTATGAATCAAACAACATCGACATTCAAAGCCTTATTGGTTGGCATTTGTGTCATGGCATTGTTGTTTCTACTCCATATGCTTTCGCTATGGGATTCCACGCCAGCAGCAAGAATCTTGAAGAAGCTGTTACGTTTGAAGAATCGGATACACTTTACGTTACTATGTGTTGTGGAAACATGTTGGATGCGCTTAAACCTTTTAAAAACAAATACAAATACATCGCTTTTCGGCGCGACTTCAAACAATCAAGTCGCAATCGCTTGTTGAGCATGAAAGCCTTTTACTCTAAACTACGATAAATTATGGGATTAATACCAGGAATTGCGGGATCAACGCCAAAAGTCAAAGCTCCAAAAATGGATATTGCTAAAGACATTAGCAGTTACGTTTCAGGAATGTCAGAATCTTTGCCGCAAATTTTCTTGCAAGAGCAACAATTCCGTCCACAATTCCAAGGATTAAACCTTGGCGACATCCAATCATTTTTGACTGGCGCAGGTGGACAACAAGGAATCTTTGGTCTTAGCAATCAAGCAGCACAACAAGCTGGTATGGGGCTAGGTGAAGCTCGCCAAGCAGAACTAGGTCAGATGACTGGACAAGCAGGATTGACCCGTGGGTTAATGCAAGCGTTGTCTCCAGAACAAGCTGGCGTGGTGCAGAACTTCAATACTGAAGCACAACGGGCATTAGCAGCGTCTCAGATGATTAGCCCACAAGAACAGCGTGGATACCAGCAAACAGCCCGTGAAGCGGCTGCAGCAGCTGGGAGACTAGGTGGCAATGCAGCTATCGCTTCTGAAGTTATGGGGCGCGAAGATGTATTTGCTCGCAAACGTGCCGAGGCAGCACAAGCAGGGCAGAATGCCTATAATGTCGCACAAGGATTCTACACTCAACCAGGTCTCAGTTTACTTAGCAATGCACCATTGTCGTATCAACAAGGTCAACAATTTATCAACACGGGTCTTGGCGCAATTGGCGCAGGAACACCACAGTTGTTTGATACGTCTGTTGGACTTAACCTTGGAGCAGCGCAAC